CCGACCAAGGCGAAGATCGGTCGTGACATGAATCCGGTGCACATCGTCTACGAGTGCCTGACCAACCTTGAATGGGGCATGGGTTATTCGCCCGCCGATATCGACGACACGAACTTCAAAGGTTGCGCCGATCAGATTTATGACGAGGCGTTCGGGATCTCGTTGCTGTGGATGGAGCAAACTTCCATTCAGGATTTCGTCAAGCTGGTGTTGAGTCATATCGACGCCAACGTGCGGGTCAACATGAAGACCGGCTTGTTCGAAATGAAGCTGATGCGTAACAACTACGACGTGGCCACGCTCAATGAGTTGAACCCGAGCAACATCATCGCCATGTCATCGTTTCAGCGCACAGCCTGGGGCGACACGGCCAATGAAGTGGTCATCAAGTACACCGACCGCCTCCAGAACGAAGTGACCCTGGCCGTACAGGATCTAGCCTGCATCGAGTCGCAGGGCGCGCTGGTGTCGGTCACCCGCGAATACGTCGGTATCCGTGAGGACAGCCTGGCCACTCGCGTTGCGATGCGTGACCTGGGCAACATATCCACCCCTCTGGCGAAAGTGAACATCATCTGCAACCGCATCGCCTGGGATTGGGATGTTACGGATGTGTTCGCCTTGACCTGGCCGAAGCTGGGGCTCAACCGCGTACCTTTCCGTATCCTGAAGATCATCAAGGGTGACTTGATCAACGGCCAGATCACTATCGAGGCAATCGAGGATATCTTTGGTCTCCCTGCATCGGCGTATATCCAGCAGCAGCCAAGCGGTTGGGTTGATCCAATCAGCTTGCCGCTTCCCGCCGTAGCGCCGCGCGCCATCGAGGTCCCCTATTGGGACATTATCCGCAACACAGGCGCGGCTGACATGGCGTACCTGCCGGTGGGTTATGCGTTCGGTGAAGTGGCCGCCATCAAGCCGACCAGTGACGCCTTTGACTTCGACATTCACACAAGCCCCAACAACTCGGTCTACGTCGACACCGGCTACAACGGCACCTTCACGCCCACCGGCCAGATAAGCGCTGACATTCCTATCGACGGCGCCGCCGTGGCATTCACGCTGGTCAACATGATCGACACGGACCAGGTGACACTGCCGTGCTATGCCTACATCGACAACGAGGCGTTCCTGGTTACCGCCATGAACGTGTCGACTGGTCTGTGTGCAGCGGGACGCGCCACGCTCGATACTGTGCCGAAAGCTCACGTCGCTGGCACGCGGGTCTACTTCGTCGACAACGGGTATGTGGGTGCCGACTTTACCCAGCGCACCAGCGGCGAGACCACCTGGTATAAACCTCTGACCAGTACAGGCAAAGGCACCTTGGCGGTATCGGCCGCTACCGGGGTCAGCGTGACCTTCGTTGGGCGTGCTGAGAAGCCCTACCCACCGGCCAACTTGCGCGTCAACGGGGCGTACTTCCCTGCCATCACATACGGGGCGTGGAACAGCGCAAGCTGGATCACCTGGGCGAACCGCAATCGCCTACAACAGACTGTGACCCTGATTCCGTTCACTTCAGGTAACATCACCCCGGAAGCGTTGCAGACCACTATCGTGCGCCTGTACTCGGGCACCACGTTGCTGCGTACTTACACCGTGGCAACGAACGGCACTCAATGGGGTTATCCGACTGCCGACGACCTTACCGATGGTTCGGTGCAGGTGCTTCGCGTAACAGTCGCATCTGAGCGCAGCGGCTCAGCCTCTTGGCAACTACACGACATGACAATTGATCGACACGGCCTGGGCTTTCACCTGGGCGAAGAACTTGGAGGGGTTGCACCTTGACACTATCAACGGGTCCTGCTCTCGGCCTTCTTGAGGACGGCGCGGCGGGCGAAGGTCATCTGAATGAATTGCTACGTCAATGGCGCGGCTTGGACGGTTTGATTCAGCCGACCGTTAAATCGCGTGTCGCCGCATTGCCAACCAGCGGGCAGGTGAATGGCGATTGCTACCTTCTGACCGCCACGGCCAACATCCACAAAATCGCCCGCTGGACTACTCGCTTACCCACCGCAGCCTGGGAGTATTACACCCCCAAAGACGGCTGGTACGTTTGGTCGACCGCTGACCAGAAGGGCTACCGCTTCAAGGGTACAGCCTGGGCAGAAGAAACCGCTGGTGGCGGTACTGTCCCGCCGCAGTCGATCATTGTGGCGTGCGGTGACGAGCTGTCCGTGGTAACCGCAGGTACGGCGAAGGTGACCTTCCGTATGCCGTTTGCGTTCAACCTGACCCTTATCAAGGCGTCACTCAACGTCGCCCAGACTTCGGGTAGCCTTTTCACCATTGACGTGAAGGAAAACGGGGTGTCGGTTTTCTCGACCAAGCCGACCTTCAACAACGGCTCTAAAACGACAGTTGGTGCAACAACGCCAGCGGTGCTGTCCGATCTATCACTGGCCGCTGACGCTGAGATCACCGTGGATGTAACTTTGATCGGTGATGCCACAGCTAAGGGCCTCAAGGTAACCTTGATCGGGACACCAGGATAATGCTGCTAAACCCCTATCGTTTTGGCTCCGCGCCCGAGGTGATCTATCGGGGCTACGGCCCTCTCGCCACTGAGGACGCCAACACAAGCATCATCGTGTCCCCGCCTCCACTCGTGGTTGTCGGGGATCTACTGGTCGTCTTCCTGATGCGCCGGGGAACCATGACCCCACCGGCAGGCTGGACTCGCGTATCGACCGCTGGACCAGTAACCAATGGCGCAGGCAACGCTGAGCAATTCACCGACGTTTACACGAAGATCGCAGCGGCACCTGACATTGGTGCCACGGTGACATTCACGCAGGCCGTCAATATCCGGCTGCAAGCCCAAATGATCAACCTTTATGCGACGTTGGGTGTGCCGACGCTTGAATCCCAAAATACCGCCATGGTCAGTTCGGTGACCCGCGAGTGGATAGATCTACCTGCCATCTCGTCTTTGGGTAACGGGCGCCTTGGCGTGGCCATGGCTAGCTCAATGATCGCTCAGGTCAGCGGAGTAAGTGTCTCTTCGATTGACAACGGCTGGAGCATGCAAACAGCCACACCCGCCAACCAGTTGCGTATTGCTGGCGCTACCAAGGCTTTGGCCAACGGGGCGAACACAACAGGTCAGGTCACATTCGGTGGCGCGGTGGGGGGTCTCAACGGTTTAACCGCCCACTCATTGATCTTCTACGCTGCATAGCGAATTGGAGGTTGGTCATGCAACCAGCAGGCACTTTGCCCACCACTCGGTCTAAGGTATTCTTGCTGCCACCAGCACACCTACCAAGAGATTGCCGCATGACGGATTCCATTCGACAGCTCGACACCCCGCAACACCCTCGGCCGTTGGAGAACCGCCACAATTTTCGGTGGGATCTCACGGTAAATATCCCCACGGTGATCACCCTGCTTTCGTTGACCGTGGGTATCGCCACGTTCGGGGTGACGAAATATACGGAGCTGACGAAGGCCGACGATCAAGCGGCCAGTGCCATTGTCAGTCTTCGTGTTGAAGTAGATAAAATCTCAGTATCGCAAAGCGGCGTGGTCCGCGAGATGCGCGAGGGTATGGACAACATCCGCAAAGAGAACCGCGACGATTTTAAGGAAGTGCGCGGGACCCTGGAGCGGATCAACGACCGACTCTCTACGGGGTCGAGTAACCAATCCATGAAGGGCTGGCAAAAATGAGCAAGCAACTACCCCGCGCCGTGCGCAACAACAACCCCGGCAATATCGAACACGTAGCTTCCAACAAGTGGCTGGGTATCCTGCCGAAAGAGAAGCGCAACCCTGAGCAGTTGGCCGAGACTCGCTTCGAGGTCTTCGAGTCGGGCGTGTATGGCTTCCGTGCCATGGCGCTGCTCTTCCAGAAGTACCAGGACAAATACGGCTGCAACACCGTTGAGAAGATGATCAACAAGTGGGCACCCAACTTCGAAAACAACACCGATGCCTACGTCAAGGCGGTTGCTGCGAAGGTCAAAGTGCGCGCAGACGATGTGATCGACGTGCACCAATACGACTATGCCTTCCCGCTGCTGAAGGCCGTGGCTGAGCACGAGACCGGATCTGGCTACAAGTGGCCTGACAACCAGATCGTAGAGGGTCTGCGCCGCGCTGGTGTGGTGCCCAATCGTGCCACCGTGGCGAAGGTGCCTGTCACAAAGGAGACGGTGGCGGCGAGCGGCGTGGGTAGCCTCGGTATCGCTCAGTTCGCCGACGTGGCCCCCCAGGTCAGTGACGCCGTAACGCAGGCCAATTACACCATGTCGGGTGGGACCTGGGTGCAGATCATCATGGGTGCACTGACCCTCGGTCTGGCCATCTATATCGCTTACTCACAGGTGAAAAAACACCAAGCGGGTCTGGAATGAGCGCCTTCGTTCGTGTGTCTCCCGTGCTGGAGCGGGCTGACCATATGCTGTTCTTCGGTTGCCCCGGATGCCAGATGCTACACGGCCTAAACGTCGAGCTGGATGGGATGCCTCGCTGGCACTTCGACGGCAACCTGGACAAGCCGACCTTCAGCCCATCGGTGTTGGTGCAGTTCAATTGGGGCGAGAAGCGCGACCCGAAGGTGTGTCATTCCTTCGTGCGTAACGGGCGCATCGAGTTCCTGGACGACTGCACGCACCACTTGGCTGGTCAGACCGTGGATCTCCCCAACCTGGATGAATTTGAATGATCGCCTCGCTCTGGTTGCGTATCCAAGGAGCCGCGCTTACTGCTGGTGCTGTACTACTCGTCTTGCTGGGTATCTATGCAATGGGTGGTCGCGCAGCACGTAAGTCGGTAGAGCTGAACATGCAGAAGCGGAACGTACAGGCCGCAAAGGACCGTCGTGATGTTGAAGAAGAGATTCGCGTTCTACCTGACGCTGATGTTGATAAGCGGTTGCACGAATGGAACCGCGACTGACCTGGGATGCACCTGGGCGAAACCGATTTATCCTTCCCGCGCCGATGTGATTACGCGCGGCACAGCCGAACAGATTGTTGAGCACAACGAGACTGGCGCTGAACGTTGTGGTTGGCAAAAACCTAACAAGTAAAGGGGAATATCATGCCAACCACTCAAACGGTTTATACAGGCACAGCACGTAACGCAACCATCCTCGCCGTG